TATAAGATGATCATCTTATATTTTTTTGAGCTCAAAAACCTTTGCACGCTAACTTACGCTGTCGCTTGTTTTTAAAAAAAATGCGCTGACGCAGGCAGCAGTAGGCTATTGCTTGGTAAATTTCTCCATCACATAGCCCCTGGCGTCGTTGCATTCTATGTAGTCAGAATTATTGGCGTGTCTCACTGTGCCTTGCCCCCAGATCACGTCATGATCCTGCAGCGACAGGGCTCGCTTGATGGTGACGTCTATGTACTGGCCATTGCCCACACCCAGTGTCACGAAGGTGATGTACTGTCCTCGATCTCCGCGGAATATCCTGCCATTAGCCACCAACCCAGCGAACTCCACTTGATCTAGATACAATTCTTTCACGTACATGCCATCAATGAATTCCTTGCCAGACCACCAGCCATATTTCCTATATTGGAACTGTGGTGTGTCCCAAAGATCGGAACAGGAGGGAGTGATCACTTCCAGTCCGGCACGCTTGGACTCCAACTTGTACACCCAACGTCGGTACGACCCCTGGCAGTGCTTCATGCAAGCCTGCCAAAACTTTTTATTGTTGTGTGCCTTTTGGTAGGCCAGTGCCCAAATCAATCTTCCCAGGTTCACGGCATGAGCTCTGCACAGGCCAAATCCCGACAGGCTCTGCAGCATCTCTACTATGGCTGACTTCTTGGGGTGGTTGCCCAGCCTCGTAGTGAATTCTAATATCTTCTCTTCATTTTTCTTTGCAAATGCACGCCTGTACATGTCTGCCTCATACTTGTCTATGTCCAACACTTCAGCTATGCGATCAATTGCGTCATCCTCATACACTATGGCATCTTCCATCTTTTCCTGACTCCAATCATGAAACATAGAGGCCTTCTTCCTGCCCGACACCGCCACGGGTCTAATCAGCGCAGTGGCAAACACGCAGTCCTTCCTGCTAGTGGGCTTTATGGCCCTAAACAGGCGCCGCATGGCCGGAGATTCAGCTTGGGTCACGCCCAGCACGTCACCTCTGCTCAGTAGGTCAGATGTGGCTTGATCCTCTTCAGGATAATCTGTTAGTTTAGTGTATGGATCTATCTCCAACAACTGGCTCAATCCTCTATTGGCTAATATGTCTACTTTGAGATGTTCTAGGTCTTCCACTTCTTTCTTGTCCAGCAGTATTTGATTCTCAGCGGTAAACAAGCTCTTGGGCAGCTGTCGAGTGAACATCAATATGCCACCGCAATGTTTAGATATGCATCTCTTCTTGCCCAAAAGTTTTTTTTCTATCCTCGTGGCTTCCTTCACGTCCACTCCCAAGGATTCATATTTAAAATTGCGAGGCAGGTTACCACGTATGCCCAAACGTTTGGCTGCTTCTCTCCTAGCGCTTTTATCTCTGTACAACACATAATTGGAGATCCTAGCGGACTTGCCCGGCCAGCGATCAAATATCCTCTGCATCACTTCCGCCTGCCTATGATGAGGGAAATCTATGTCCACGTCTGGTAGGTCATCCCTGTTGGGATTTAGGAAACGAGCTATGGGTATGTTCCATTCTATTGGATCTACATCAGTTATGCCCAGTAGATAACACACCAACGATGATCCAGCGGAACCTCGGGTCATATGAGTGATATCTCGTGTCAGCGACATGATGTCACATATCTGTATGAAGTAGTCTACGAAGCGCAGTTGTAATATAATTTTTGTTTCTTCTGCCAGGCGCTGTGTGTATTTTTCTAAGTCTGGGCACTGCCTGACAAATCTTTCGTACAGCCTGGTTACGTCTTTTAATTCTTGGTCTTTCATTGCCTATGTTCTCGCTTGCCTATTATTGCCTTAAGCAATATTAATTATCTGGGAAGAGATTGACCGGAAATTTTTTGATGTTGTCGCAGTTTGTTTTTTGGTATACCCACATCTCTGCGTTCACAAGCCGAGCTTATCACACATGAAGCACACAACGGAGTGCGTGATATGCATACCCGTTTAGCATGTGTGATGAGCCACATGTGAGCTCCGTATTTGTATTTCTCTGGAGTAGTAGAATTAACAGTGATAGAGGCCTTGCCCTCGTCCAAACTGTCAGCCCAGCCCAGTCGCCACAACAGCCTAAACACATGGGTGTCCACTGCTATGTGAGGTTGTCCCCACACGAATCTCATTATGATGTCGGAGCTCTTGCGACCCACGCCTGGCAGCATCATTAATTCATCCTGTGTCTGTGGAACCTTACCATCAAACTTTTGTAGCAGCATGCTGCTGGTGGCCAGTATGTTCTTTGATTTGGCATTGAATAATCCTGCTGGTCTGATGGCTTGGATGATCTGATCCTGTGTTAATTTCAGCATGTCTGTGGGATTGTCTGCCAGTGCGAACAGTTGTCTGCAGGCTACTGCGGTTCTGGCATCTTGTGACTGGGCGCTCAGCATCACTCCTATGAGGCTGGTGTAGGCCTTAGAATAAATTTTGGCCTTGGGCTTGCTGTTGGAATATTTTGGATAGTGCTGGCTGAGTTTTTCGTATAGATATTCTATATCATTACTGTTCTTCATCAGAATGTAAGTCGTTTAATAATTGTCTCAGCTTGCTGCCCTCTACTGTAGCCCTAACCTTGCCTACTTCGTCTCCCTTGGTTGGATCTGGGTCGGGCCTAGCATCAGTGGTATTGCCATCTGGGGTGATCTTACTACGCTGTTTTAGATTGTCATAGATTGTGGAAGTCTGTTTCTTAAACTGTTGATATTCTGGATCCTCTGCAAGGTCTCTTATGCGCAATGTGTCCACATCAAATTCTAAATCCACTTTCTGTCCCACACCGCTGGAACTTCTAGTTTTCATGAATTGCAGTTGATATCTACCACGTTCTTTCATTGCTCGGCTAGTGAATATACCAAACACGTTGTCTGCTGTTTGCACTTTGGATAATCCACCTGCTATGTGACTGTGATCAAATTCAATCTCTTCCACAGATGCTCTGTTCAACTGTGATGCTGTGACCATTAGCATTTGTGATTCCACAGCTAGGTTTCTCAATTCTTCCGAAACGTATTTGTCTTTGATAAACAGATCTGCTGGTGATACTTTTTTACTCTTAGGCATCATGAGATCTAGATAATCTATTAATATACAATCTATTTTTTTCTTATTCCTAATCTCTAATTCTTTTAGATATGTTTTAATATCCAACACTGTGCTGCCCGATGGCAGATACTTGATCTGCAGATTGCCTGCTTTCTTAGCAATCAGTTTTAATTTCATTTCAACATTGTCAATATCGGGGAATATTTTTCTTGTGGGAGTATTAGTGATCATGGCATCTAGTCTCATAGCAACCAACATCTCACTTAACTCAAAACTGACATAACAACAATTTAATCCTGCACTGGCCCAGTTGACTGCTAGATTCTGTAAGAACAAAGATTTACCTGCACCCGACCCTCCTGCGAATATGTTTAATTCTCCACGATTGAATCCACCAAAAAGTTTCTTATCAATATTTGCCCAACCTGTGCTGATCTGCCCGTTGGAGTTTTTTAATCTCTCTAATCTACCTCTGGGATCATCAAAATAATCTGTGCCCATGTCTCTGGTCAACCCAATGTTGACTGCTGCCTTGATCTTGTCTTCTACAGGAGCATAGTCACCGTGCTCTAATAAATCTGCAGATTCGAGGATGGCACGCTCCAGTGCCTTGTGCCTAGAAAATGTTTCAAACTCGTCCAGCAACCAATTAAAGTGCGATGGGTCTAGATCTTTGGCTGTTTTTAATTTAATATCAAATTTAGCATTGACCAGATCCACCTCTGGCAATACTTTATATTGTTCAGCATACTCTTTGATAAATTTGGCAATGGGAATTAATTTTCTATCAAAATTATTGCTGTCAAAGATGTTCTGTGCTCGTGCGAACGATTCCGCATCTGCCAGCATCATTTCCAAATATAATTTTTGTACGTCAAATGTGTAATCAGCCATATATCTTCCTCCTCAGATCTATCTTGAGTGCAGTGGACTCTGTAGATTTAAGTATTGATTGCAGTGTGAACAATCTACCATATTTTAACACAGCTTCCGCCACATCCACAACCGATTCGTGCCATTGTGGAAATGCCACACTCCAGCCAAACTCTTTTGCTTGATCTATGAGTTTTTGTCCTGGTTGATCTCTGTCCGGCACCACAATTACCTGCCTGTTTAATCCTTGTATCAGTTCTCTTTGT